GTATTGGAGTAGCATCGGTTGTTCGCGACAGCCACAGCCGTGGTGGAAGACCATGAGGTGAGGTTGTTCCACTGCTCCACGAACTGCCCCGTGCGTGAGTCGGTGTAGTTCGCGTTTGCGAGGGCGTTGGATCGGGTGCTGTTGGATCGGCCGAGGTCTTGGAGGCGTTGTGCGTCCCTGTTCTTGAAGTCCCGGATACCCGCGTAGGGTGCGTCGAGGATGCCCATTTAGCTCACCACAATCTGGGGTACGTTGGTCGCCGCGCCTGCCGTGTTACGGGTAATGGTCGGCTGCGTGAAGGTCTTCAAGACGGTCGGTGAGCCATAGGTAACGTTGTACGCGAGGACCGCGCCGGTAGAGTCCCGGCTGGTGATTGTCAGCGTGCCCGCCGTGCCGTCCGGCCATATGACCGCGGCGCTCGTGACGTAGTTGTTCGAGTCCACCGTGACCGCCCCGGCAATGAGCGTGTCCGGGTTCTTCGCAAGCTGGACGTAGCTGGCATAGGTGGCATTAAGTGCCGCCGCGGTGGCACCTGTGACAACCCTGGCTGCGAGGGCGGCGTCTGGTACGCCTGCTGCGGTGGTGATGTCCGCTTCCATGGCGTTCAGGTTGGCTTCATTAAGGAACGGGGGCGAACCGTTTACCCATGTGCGGGACATCATGCCTCCTAGGCGATAGTGGTCGGGTCAGCGGGCGTGTAAACGGGCGTGACAGGTGCAGGCTCGGCAGGCTCAGCAGCCTGTGCGGCCTCAACAGCAGCGGCAGGGAACGATGCAGGGGCGCGGGTAGCGTCAGGCAGCGGCGCAGACGGCGTGTCGCCGCCTGTGGCGTCCTTGCTCGTATCGGCAGGCGCCCCCTCAGACTTCAGATAACCAGCCACCGCCATCACAAGCGCGATGGTCAGCCCGTACGCGAGGTTGGACCACTTACCCAGACCATCAAACAAGTCAGGGGTGATCAGCGTGACAACAGCCAGCAACAGGGACGCGATGACGCCGGTAAGACCCGACGCGAGAACCTTGGGAGAGATGGGGGTGTTAGACATGGGGTGCTCCTACTTGTTCCACTGGGCTTTGATTTCTGCGGCCACGGCAACAGCAATGGCTTGCAGGTCCGTCGTGACATTCGCAACGGTTCCCGCGCTGGTTAAGGGCTTAGCGTTGATCGCGCCAAGGATCCCCGCAAGGTTCGTCACAGTCCCGTCAGGCAGCGTGAACTTCGCGTTCAACACAGCAGCAGGCATGTTCCCCAACTGCCCGCCAACATCCCGGATGATCGTCGTATGAACCGTCGCCACATCAGCGCGCGCGGCTTGAATACCATCAAGGACCGATTGGTGAACCGTGGCGATGTCCGCCCTGATCGCTGCTACGTCTTCTGCTGACATGTCGTCCTCCTGGATAGCGGTGCAGTAAATGGCCGGATTAACCCGGCCATAGGTGCCGTTGTTGAAGTCCCACCTGTCCGGGAGGATCTCGAAGTGAAGGTGAGGCCCGGTGGAAGCACCGCCTGTCGCCCCGGACAGTGCGATGACCTGACCTTGGGTAACGGTGTCGCCTAGGTTCACCCGCCATTCGGACAGGTGCGCGTAAACGGACACGATGGGGCCGTGGTCGATAATGACGACATTCCCTGCCCACTGGCCTTCAATCCACCACGCATTGGATGTGTACGGTTCGGGCAACTGCCCGATTGCTCTGACGGTTCCATCTCCAATGGCATGCACAGGGGTGCCGGGGGCAACCTTGAAGTCATCCCCCGTGTGGCCGCCGACAGGGTTGTAGGGCGGCCCGGGGTTGTCACCGAAGCCTTGGCCCTTCGTGGAAGGATCAACGGGCCAGATGTAGGCCGTCATGCCGTGCCGCCGTTCACGTTGATAGTTGTGGTCGGTGCGGGTGGGCATGCCGCTATGTGCTCGTCAAGTTTCTTGACCATATCTTTGCCCTGCTTTTCCAGCCGGTTCGTCTGATCGCGGAGTGACAGTCCCGAGTTGGGGAACATTTCGTGGCGGATGGTTTCGACGGATGCCGCGATTTCCGGGAGCCGCTCAAGCTCGCTCAGGACGGACACGCCGCGCTTGATGTGAGGCCAAAGCTTCACCAGCACGATAGGCAAACCAATGACGGCAGCAAGGGCAGTGCACGCCGCGCCGATGTTCACGATGAGCTGCAATGTGCCGTCCATCAGAGGAACCACGTTCCGGAGATGTAAAGCTTGTACCCGGTACTAATCGTGATCGACCCGCCAGACGTGGACCTGCCCACCAGGGAACCGCCGTTGTTGACGATCAGTTCAGGCTCCGCATACCGGGCATCAGAACCGTCCGTCACGGAACCCACAAGCGAGAAGTTCCCCGGAGGCCTGTACCCGGACGGCAACAAACCAACAATCAAGGTGTTACCGGCCACCGAAACACCAATACCGGCGCCGGACCTGACCAGTAACAGCGAAGCAGTGACCTGCGTCAACCCGGCAGTGACCGTCTTCACCAGACCACCAGTGATCGTCCAGAACCCGTCCGTCACCCCGGCCCCGGCTGTGGCGACAACAACCCTGTCCCACGTCGAACCGTTCCACGACTCGTACGCGTTCAGGTCGGCCCGGTACACCATCGTCGGGACCAGCAACGTCCCACCCATGAGCGCGGCAAGCCCGTCGCGTTCGGTCTGGTTCGCTACCGGGATGAACACGTTAGCGGAATCGGCCTGCACCGCCAGATCGGACGCAAGGTTGTATGCGTCCGAGTTGACAATGGTTTTCATTTTGTTGGGGCGCGTCTGTGGCATCAGCGGGACCAATCTATCGTCAGGAGCCCGGAGGCCGGTTCAAGGTTTCTGCCGTTGAACCCCGCGTAAGGGTCACCGGCAATGGAGATCCCGCCACCAGCGAGTAGATCGGCGGCGAAAGAGAGTGGCAGGTCGAAGGTTTGTTGTGCCGCGCCCGGTTGGATGGTCACGTCCCATGGGCCGGTCACACGGGTCACGTCACCGCTAGGACGGTTCGCACTCGTGTGCGTGTAGAAATGCGCCGCAACAGGTGAGTTGTACGACCCCGCGGAACGGCGTGACCCCAGCGTGAACTGGATCCTAGTGATCGTCCTGCCGGCCAACTGCGCGGCGGACCCGGCGTAGAACCACGCCCCATACGTCGTGTACCCGCTGCTGGATCCTTGGAAGACGTTTCCGCCCCCGCCAGCCCATGCGTCCCACACGCCGAGCCCGGGAACCCATGTTGCGGAGTCCGTCGCCGCATACGGTGTGGTGCCGGTTGTTGGCCCGGTTGGGGGTGGTGTGACGCCGCCGATTGGTGCCGGGGCGGCAACCACACCCACCGCGCCTGTCACGTAGGGGAGGGCGGCGTTCCACGCAAGTAGCACGTTGTCGCTCACCGTTGGGGTGTAGGAGGCCGCGAACTTCGCAACGTAGTCGATACCGTCAGTACCGGTTACCGTGATCGTTGGTGACGCCGGGGGGACGGTCTTCACCACACCCTCGGCAGGGCGCGGCGCGAGCGTCACCCGACCGGTCACAACCGCGTCCCCGGTGCCGTTGATGACCACCGTCACCGGGTCACCAACAGCCACCACAACAGGATCCTGATAGCGCGGGTACAGGGTGTTGCCTTGGACGTTCACCGCCAACAGGCCGTTGATGTCCTTCACCACAGTCCCCGAATACGTGACCCCGTCGCCCGGATTCGGTGTGGTTTCAAGGCCGCGAAGATTCGCCATGTTCACCTTTCGGGCATGAAAAAAGCCCCACACATGTAGGGCTTAGGTACTTGATGTACGTGACGTACTTGTGGTTAGCCTGCGGGTTGCAGGAACGGGCCAGGAGACAAGAACAACATCGGCATCAACGGGTGACGCACAACAACGCCCGTCTGCTTCATCGGACCAGCAAGGCTAAGACTCGACGCGCCACTGAAAGCGGCCTGAACGTCCGTGTAAGAACACTCAACAGTCAGGACCATCTTGTCCGGGGCGCCGCCACTGAACCCGAGTGACATGGTTTTCACGCGGCCAGCAACGGCGATAACCCTGCCGTCCACCACCGCGTTATAAACCGTCACCCAGTCGCCCTGCTGAATCTGCGGCTGCGGCAACGCAGTGACCACAAGATCGGTCGTCAACCCCGCCAACTGGGTATCACGCATCGTGACCGCATACGCGTCACACTCAAGCTGAGTCGTCAACATCGTTGAGCTGTACTGCTTCGTGTACCTGCCATGCCCCAGCGGGTCAACCTTCAACGGCCCGGACTCAATCGCCGCCCGCCCACGAATCGGTAGCTGGGTCTGGTTGCCGTTCGCGTCCGTGGTCTGGTACTGGCCCTCAGCGTAGAACTCGTTGAACAAGCCGTCGTACTTCTGCTCACGGTCCACCCGGACCAAGAGACCTTCCGGCCCGCCACGCAACGTGGCTACAGGGGTCTGCGCGGTCAGCGGGTAAACCTCGAACTGGCCGGCCCCGTTGAACCGGTAGTCACAATTGATCCGCTTACACAAATCCTGCAACGCGTTCAACCGGTCGCCCTGATACACCAGCGTCTTATTCACCGGACGATCAACCACACCCGCAGTCGTCACCACCGGGGCATAATCACCCACCAAACGGGTAACCTCACCAATGATCGTAGGAAACGCACCCACCGGCGACTCAGGGGCCGGAAACACAGCCTTCGCCAGCATCGTGCCGATATCCTCAGCATCAACCTGAACCTCAGCACCACCACTAACATGGGCGAGGCGCTTATCCGGTGCTATCGGGGTGTCCGGGGTGACCGTCCCCGCCTCATCAATCGTGTACGCGATCCACGACTCAACCGGTTTAGAATCCGTGATCCGGTACCAGCCGACATTGATACTGCCCGCGCCGCCCACGTTGTAGATGACCTGCAACCGGGAACCGCCAGCACCTAGCGGATCCTCGAGCAGCCAGGGCGCTAGCTTGCCGTCCTTGTCCTCAACCGAGAGTGACACGGTTTGGATCTGGCGTGTGGTATCCCAGCTAAACCGGGCAGACGATACGGGCAGCGGATCCGGCAAGGCCAGACGGCCCCGATACCAAACCCACACCGTGAGTGAATCACCGCTTCTGGATCCCGACAACGCCGCGAGGGTGTTCGCATCAACCTGACGCATGGAACACTCCTAGCTGTAGCAGTTAGCCGAACCCGTAAACGAAGGCGACGTGCCAGACAAATCACACACGGCCCGCCAATACGGGGCCTTCACAGGGAACCGCTGCACCACACACGTTGGCGCGGTAATCGGCGCAAACGCATCAGCCGGGGAAGCCTCAGCCCACGTCGCCCCATCAGGAGACCACTGCAACCGGAAAGCCGCAGACGCATCCGTGCCGCTGATCGCGGTCACATCCAGAATCACCGACACCCAATCAGCGGTAGCCGGAACCACCTTATTCACCGTCGCAACCGTTGACTGCGTGATCGTCCCGGAAAAAATCGGGGAAGTCGTAGGCATGAGAACCCTTTCGTTAGACGCCGCTGGGGCTCTTCAAAACATCGAGATAAGACTTAGCCGCCAACGCTGTTTGCGCCGCCTGATACGTGCCCCACAACGCCGCAACCGTTCCGTACGTCCAGATCGGAACCAGAACATTCATCGTCGGGGCAGCGACAAGCGGGGACTTGATCGCCCAGTTCGTGATCTCGCCGCCCCACTTCGTGTTGAACGGCTGCTCGATAGCGGACTTCGCGGCGATGTAGCACAGCCCCGGCAACTCCGTATCCCATGGCGCGACAGGGCGCACCAGCAACACCCCGGCTTGCATGAGCAGGTTGCGGAGGTTCGTTGTCTGCTGAGCCGCTGCCGTGACCACGGAGAAATCCACGTTCCCCGCAGACAAGCGCTGCCCGATCAGGGCAACAGGGTCAGGGGAACCAAGGATCTCCACCATCGTCACGTTCGCCGCGTACTCAAACTCCTGCAACGCCTGACCACGCAATGCCGGCTCACCGTTCGGGCCAATGTCCCCGTAGATCGGGATCGCGGAGGACGGCACCAAAGGATCCTGGATGCACCCGGATGTCGCCGCAACCGTAGCGGTTTGCTGGGTTACGCCCACACCGTTATTCAAGCCACTGGTGACTTCGAGGTCATAGGCGATTGTTTGGCCTAGTGGGGCCTCGTAGTCGATGACAAAGTTTGACCCGTTCACCGTCCACTTGCGGGCTCCACGGACTGCTTGGCGTTTCCCGTCTGCCGTGCGCCATAGGTTCGCAACATTGTCCGTTGGTGTCACATCGCTGATGGTGATCTCCACGCGGGGGCACGGGTCAAACGTCGGCTTCGCAACCAGCGCAATAGCCGGGGTGTAAGTCGTCGCCGTGGAAGTGGACGCGTATGCGGTGCCAGTCCACGCGTACATGACGGAGTTGGCGTTCACGAACGAACCATCAAAATAGGTGCCAACCGAGGACGCAGCCTCCATGAACACCGCATCAACGTAATGGACTTCCGACGTGGCCGCACTGTTATAAGCGATGGTCACGGACGCGAACGCCGCAGTAGCGGGCGACGTAGCCACCACAGTGGCCTGCGTGAAGCCGGTCGTGGTATCCGAAACACCGGCCCCGGACGAACCCGAAATGAGGGTGCCCGCGGAGGTGTACCAGTTGATCGTCAACGTCACCGTGCGCGCCGTCGCAGCGGTTTTGGACTGTATTTGGAGCGCGTAGGACGTGGACGCCGTTACGGGCATCCCGGATGTTCCCGCGGCCGTCGCCACACTGAACGCCGAAGCGGAGGAAGCCGTGAGGGCCATGGAGTGTGTCCCGTAGACGAACGCAGACGCGGACTGGGCCACGGCACAGTTCGCCCCGGTCCACCCGGTAACGTTCGACTCAAACGAGCCGTTGACAATGAGGTTCGTGCGCGTAACAACACTCATCGAGCAGGCCTCCTATTCGCGTCACTGTTCGCAGCACCGATCCCGGCGTTCACTCTTGAATCGACCGTGGCCAGCAAGTACTCACCCGTGAACGGGTTCTGCACGTAGATGTCCCCCATGGATGCTGGGGCAGCGAATCCACCCATAGCAGCAGGAGCCGCTGGTGCCGGTGTCGCGTAAGTGGGCCGTACCCCGCCGCCGTTGTGTAGCTGCTGACGGAACGCGGACACGGCCGCTTGACCACCCATCGCGTCCACGTCGCGGTCAGACAGGACGTACTCGCCCGGAGCCAACAGGAACCGCTCAGAGTCAACGCCCTTCGGCCCCGGACCATTCACCGGCCCGCCCTTCGCGCTGACCTGATACGACGCGCCAGCGTTACCAGCGTCCGAAGCCCGGTCGCGGATCGCGGTGCCCGTCTCCGTGTACTTCACGTTGACGGCGATTTCCTTGTAGTTCGTGATCCCATCCACGGCCTTTTTGACGCCGTTCAGTTTCGCCATAGCATCAGCGAAGTTCTGGATCGCAACATCAATCGGCACACCCTTAGGAATGCCTAGCGTCTTGCGAGCCAGCGTGTCCGCCGCGTCTCCGGTGATCCCGAAGGCCGCATAGTTCGCCATCAGATCGTCATACCCGGTGTGGAGGGTCGCGCTCAGTTCCTCCTGGGATGCGCCATTCTTAGCGTTCGCCTTGACCAAAGCCAGCGTGGAGTTCGCCACGTCATCAAGGGCCTTCTGGTTAGCCCGGCCCTTGTCCGTGTGGATATCAAGGGACTTACCGTTCTTCTTGATCTCCGCGTCAACAGCATCCAGCGAGGCGTAGTAGTTCCGCAACGCATCATTCGCAGACAACTGAATCAGACCAGCGTTCACCATCGACGTGACAAGCTTGTCCAGATCAATGGTTGTCCCGTCAGCAGCAAGGCCCAGATCAGACAGCGCCTTCGCCTGCTCCTTGGATGCCGTGGCTGCAAGTTCCTGAGCCTTCGCAGCACCCTCGGTGGAGTTCTGAGCGTCCTTCAACTTCTGAGGAATACGCCCCACCGCAAGATCCAAAAGCTCGGTAGGCGTCAGCGCAACCTTCATCTCAGAGGCGTACTTCCGCAGACTGTCCATATACTGCGGGAACTGCTTGGCGGTCTGCTCGATGGAGACGCCCTGTTTGTCAGCCGCAACAGCTATCTTGTGGAAATCCGTGGCCGCCAGTTCGGAACTACCCGAATTGTTGAAGTTAGCCAACGCGCCATCAATATTTGAAATGGACTTCCGCAGTTCGTTCACTTGGTAATTGGCGCCGGGAAGGAATGACATTGCGTCGTTCATGGTGTCGCCAAAGTTCAGGTTGCTGACCCGCTTCATCGCGTCACCGATACCGTTGATATCATCCTCTCGGAAGAGTCCGAATTTTCGGTTCGCGTTGGAAAAGAAGTCCTTGCTGAAAACGTCGTTGGTCTGGGCGCCAGCAACATTCAGTGCGATAAGCGACTGTGTAGCCTCATCGGTTGTCTTCGCATGCGCACTGTTCGCGTCCATGACAGTTCCGGCGATGCCGATAGCGGTCATCACCGCCGTTACCGTGGCAGCACCCTTGCCCAAGGTTTGCAACGCACTAGCCGCCCGAGGGGCAGCAAGTTCCAACGCCTGGACAGCCTTCACCGTTTCGTAAATCTTCGGAATGGTGGTGATCAGCGTGCCACCAAGCAACAGGCCAGCACCGGTGACGCCGGCCACCGCGAGCATCCCGCCCTTGAGCGGTTCCGGGAGATTATTGAACGCCTGGATTGTTTGGGTTATCCCCTGCACCACGGGGCGAAGGAACCCGTTAGCCGTGGAACCCATCTCAATCAGGCCGGTCTCAAAAGCCGCCTGCAACTTCTTGAAGTCACCCTGAAGTGAGTCCATCTTGCCCGCAGCCTGCTTAGCCGCGAACCCACTATCATTGACAGCCTTCGTCCAGTCCGTAACGCCCTGCGCGCCAGCCTGATACAGAATGTTCGCGCCAACAATGGACCGGGCACCGAAGATATGCGCCAACATCGCGTTACGCTCAGCCTCGGACAGGCCCTGCATCTTGTCTTTCAACTGACCAGCGAGGGAGGTCATACCGACGAAGTGACCCTTGGTGTCGTAGATCGACAGACCAAGCTTCGCCATGTCCTCAGATGCCGTCTTCGACGGTGCGGCGAGCTTCAAAAGCATCTGCCGCAAGTCAGTACCCGCAGCCTCACCCATCAAACCGTTCTGAGCGAACAGCGACAGCACGCCAACGGTCTCATCCAAGGACACGCCGAACTGGGACGCAACAAGACCGCCCGACTTCAGCGCCTCGCCAAGGTCAGACACCCCACCAAGGGCCTTGTCGGCACCAGCCGCCAAAAGGTCAGCGACGTGCGGGATATCCTTACCCTGCAAATTAAACTGAGTCATCGCGATAGTCGCGATCTCAGTCGCCTTACCCACATCAATCTGGCCAGCAGCAGCAAGAGT